TGCATAGAGTAATGCAGGCCCATTATTTACAAATGAATTTCCATTGTTTGTACTACCAATACCAACGCTTGGGTTTGTACCGTATTGAATGTAGTTTCCCGCCGCAGTAAGCACCCCACTCACCCTCGCAGTCCCGTTAACGTCAAGTCTAAAGCCAGCGTCTGTGGTGGTGCCTATTAGGACGTTGCCTGTTGGTACTATTCTTAGGCGTTCTGAACCACTAGCATAAATAGTAGGGTAATATCCACCTGATGGAATGTTCCATCTAAATTCACCACTTTGATTATTTACGCCAAAACTACCTCTGAATGCAGTTAAATGACTGAATGATATATTGTTAAAAATTCCACCACTACCTACAGTTGTATTTAGATTTAAGCCGCTTTGACTTGTGGAATCATATACTATTTCCAAAGGATTTGCAGGCGTACTCGTACCAATCCCCAACCTTCCGTTTGTATTATCCCAAAACAAGTTAGCTGATTCTCCTACTGTATTACCGGTGGTTTGAAAAAGAACTCGTCCCGCACTACCTCCTACTATAGGAGTAGTATTTACTAGTAACTTAATTTCCGGAGATATAGTTATTTGTGTTGACATATATACTTAGTATAGTATAATATAATCATTTTAATTTAGAATTGCAAATTAATAGAAAGGATTCCAGGTTGTTCCGTCATATCCGTAATGTTTATTGTTTGTTGTGTCATATACAATAAGTCCGGCTGATGGAGTTGCAATAGCAAGCATTTGAGCGTTAGTCATCCTTGGGGGAAGAAATCCTTTAGTTGTAGACTGTATTTCAACTTGTGCTGATGAATTAACTACAGTTGTTCCGTTTGCTATTCCAAAACCTGTAGCCCCTACAAAATCAACCATTAAATGGTTTACAGATGCACCAACATTTTGATCAGTTACTCGAAGTGCTGTTGAACCTGAGTTGTTACCTTTTGTGAAAATTGCGGTGTGCCCTCCATTAGAAACGCAACCTACCAAAATTCCTACTGTTCCAGTTCCGGGTGCATTACTATAAACTCCCAAAGTTCCATTTGTAATATAACCTAAAGCAGCAGTATTAGCCCCTGCTTGAGTGATATTTCCGCTTACTCTTGCAGTACCATTTACATCTAACCTAAATCCAGCGTCTGTACTATTATTTATTGCTACATTACCAGTTCCAAACAATCTTAAATTATTTTGACCTGCAACATCAATTAGCATAGTCGCTCCTGTAGCTGCAAAAGTGTTTCTTATTGAAGAAAATGTTGATCCTGCTTGAGAATGACTTATAATAAGATGTTCACTTCCTTGACTTGCACTACCAACTTTTATAGCTCCATTTGTGTTATTTGTAACGTGTAAAGTATATCCAGCTGCTGGAGCAACAACACTACTTCCTATAACAGTGGTTCCTGCTAAAAAATTTGTAGATGTTAAACTTGTTTGAGCTATACCAATAAATGATGGACTTTCAATAAGAATTCCATAACCATTTTGAACATTAGAGTAAGTGTGTCTAATTCTTATTCCTATAGCATTATTGGCATTAGTAAATGAATTAGATAAATCAATAGTAGCAGCGTTATTATTTCCTGTAAATGATGCAGGTACATAACTACCTGTAAACCTCATCCAATATACATCATGAAATAATGTATTATTTACAGTAAATGTTGGTGCAATATTAACTGCTGTTAATACGTCATTTGCAGCACTTTGCGTTAAAGCAGTATTTAGTGAAATACCTCTTGCAATTGATGATGATGCAGTTATGCCACCTGTCACCCACAACATAGTTGCCGTTGTAGTATTTGCTACGCCTACGCTAAGTGTAGATGCTATTTGAACAGACCCGATTGAAAAACGTGTCTGTTGAGCATTAATAAAAATCCTATTGGATGGTCCAATTGTAATATTTTCTCCTCCTCCAGGACCTCCTGCTATAACTAATGTTGCATTTGCAGAATGTGTAATTGACCCACCCAATGTAAATGATGGGTTTGAAATAAATAAAGAACCTTGAGATCTTATAGTTCCTGCTACATCAAATCTAAATCCAGCGTCTGTTGTAGTACCTACTAAAATATTACCATTTGTATTTATTCTTAATGCTGTTCCTGAGGATCCATTAAAATCTGCTACAGGTGTCCAAGCACTATTACCTTGAGCAACTGTAAGAGCTGTTCCACCAGTGCTTCCTGTAATTGTGGTATTAAAGGATGTACTTAATTGTCCTGATCCACTCATTGATAAAGATCTAGAACCAACTGTAAAAATTAAATTGTTACCTGCAAATTGTGAAATAATAGATGGAACAAATCCACTTGTAGTAGTGGGAAATTGTATTGTTCCATTTGCTCCTGTTATACCTACAGTAAAAACTGAAGTAATCTTGTTCCAATTTAATCCTGCTGTCTCTCCAACTACACCAGCATCATCAAATAGTAATCTGCCTGAGACACCTCCATTAATAACTGTAGTACCAATAGTAATATCAGTATTGATTACGGGAACCTTTGGTTTACCATCAATACCTGTTATCTCTAGCCCTTGACCAAATACATTTCCGTTAGCATCAACTACTTGCATAATTTATTTTATTAGTAATCTATACCGTATGCATAATAAGTGGTCCCTACTATATTTGATGTTGCAATAAGTTGATCTCCGGGATTTAGTGCATAATTAATAGTATCTGTTACTGTATCTCCGGCAGATAATGTCAAATCATATATAGTAGTTGTAGTGCTTGTTGATGCTTCATATTTTTCTAACTTAAGATTATATGCTGCTGGATTATTAAATCTTAAAATACTAACTTTAGTCATAAAAGGTGTACCTGGACCACCAGTATATATGATTGTTCCAACCATTAATACATCACCTTGTTTACTAAATTCCGCCATACTATAATATACTAAAAATTTAGAACATAAAAAAATCCCTGAATAGAATCCAGGGACTTTCTTGACAGGGTAGAGGATTTACTAAAGAAGAAGCTACCCAAACATATATCCTAGAAGAAAAGCTACAATTATCATGGCAAATATAGTCCAGTTTGCAATAGCTCTTCCTTTCTCATCATCTTGATACATGTTGTGCATTTTATTATATACTGGTCTTGTCATAGCATTAATAACAATCCAAAAGAAAGCTAGTGTGCCAATAGCAAAGGAAGCTATAAGTATCTTTAACCAAATCATAATGAGTCAATTCTTCTTTGTAAATATACTAAAGCTTTTTGTAAGTCTTCTTTTGTTGTTGTCTTACTTTTCTTTCCAGCTCTAGCTAGATATTTAATTACATTACCAAGATAGAAATCTTTATCTAATCCCCATGCTTCTAATACATTGAAGACTTCATAGGGATTGTCTTTTCCTCCGTAGTGATCAGGTCTTGTAGCATCATTAATAATAATAATACGAGAACTAATATCAACAGGGGTACCAGAGATCTCCTCTTTAGAGCAGATGACTTTTTCATACTCTTGGGCTTCTTGACTAAAATTTACCATGTGATTGCAATATCATGCTCTCTGATCATAAGCTTAAGAGCTCCTTCAACATCAATTACTTCTGCTGTGTTAAGTGCATTCATCTGGAGATATACTTTATCCCCAACTAAAAACTTCTCAACTTCATCTCCAATAGCAAAGACTTCAAGTGCTGTCCACTTGCTTCTCATCTCTGCTTCTAACAATGCTTTATCTTTTTCAGATAATTCAAAGGCTGATTCTTTTACTTCAGGTTTATTTACTAGTATTCTCTTTCCGTGTAGTTTCATGGGTTTATTTTAGTGTGATTACTTTTACTACTGCCATCTGAGCATTAAGAATCTCTCCTACTGCATGATCAAACAACAAACTCTTTACTGGCACTTTAGCATCTGTAGAATATCTACGTTTTAATATCTCTGCTACTTGTGCCATTAATTCTTTTACCTTTTGTACATCTTCATCTTCATGCTGTACATCTGGTTCTAGTCCTACTAATTGTTCTCCAAAACTTGGCAATCTTCTTTCTTCAATGCCATATTGTACTTGTTCTTCCATATATTTATCATATTTAATACGTGCTTCTAAGTTAGATTCTGACTCAGCTGTTAGTTTGCGCCATATGTCCAACTGTTGTTGGGTCATGGTACAGGTTCAAACTCTTTAGTAAAATCTACGGGATCATATACCTTAATTACTTTATCTTCTGTAAGTAGTACATAATCATCTACATGAACTCTCTTATGACCGTGTGGTAAAAATACCCATAACCCATTACTCCTATTATGAAAAGCATTATCTCTTCCAATAAAATCTAATATCTCATCTGCATTCTGTCCATTAAACTGAATGGCTTGCAACTTGCACATGATTGGTTTATAGATATATACCATATCACAAATATAAAAAACTTTTTGAAATAAAAAACCCCCAGTAGTACTTGTTGATCAGACAAACTTGCTGGGGGGTGTTACCAGTTATAAGGCTGAATGGTTGGGGCTCGTCAGCCAGCGCCACAGCAGGTCCTCTTTCCCAATAACGAAAAGACCAGAACTGATGCACAGATCTTACGGTATGTGTTTCTGGTACTGTTAAAATTCCATAGCAACAGTATCACTATAGGGTTCCGTTAACATGTAACGGTGGAGTACTTCAAATGTATAACATATTATTCATAACTGGTCATATAAGAACTAAATGACTAATATATTGTACTTTTTAAGACAAGTTATCCTTGTCCTCTGTACAACTTCTTGTACTTCTTAGAACTTTTAAGTTTGGATGTCTTAGTCTTTGCATGTACACCCGGACGAGAAACTCTCTTCTTCTCTAGTTTAGTAGATACATCTTTAATCTTTGCCATTACTTTTTCTTTTTAGATTTTACACTTCCACCTTTCTTTGCATATCTTATAGGTTCTTCCATCTTATTTAAAGGCGCTGTTTTAGATGGTTTAGGAGCTCCTTTTACTACACCTTTTAAAGTTCTAGTTTCTTTAACTTTTTCAGGCATGTCATATCTCTTTTTAACAGTAGTCTTATATGCCCCATCTGGTGAGTAAAATTTTTGCTTGGCTTCTTTTGGTGGTAACTTAATCTTTGCCATAGTATATTAGTTTATAATATAATATACAAATTATTCATTATCATAAAACATTCTGTCAGAATCTTCTGTATGCCATTTATCAAATCCCTCGCAATTGTAATAGTCTTTGTTGACTAAGTAGTCAGGTCTTTCTGGGAATGGTTTGGTTACAAAGCTTGGCTCAGACCACTTGATTCTATTATTTGGTTGTAGAGCTATTTGTCCATTATCAAGTAAAATGATATGATGAGACTTATGCTCTAGTGGGTCTTCTGCTAGGGATAGATCTGTGTTATGATCATTTGACCCCCAGTTGATGGTAGCATAATAACTACCCGGGTAGAACTTATGATCCTTCATATAAACCTCTACTCTGGTATCGTATAGGTAAGACAAATGAATAAGAGTAAAGTTATAAGAGAAGCAGTTCCATATCTGCAAGTAGTGAAAAGGTAGATCTGGACTTGGCATCTCTGGCTCATGTAGCAAAGCATGACTTGGTAACTTATCTCTAAGTACGCCATTCTCTAAGAGTACCTGGAACAGTGCAGCTTGACCCGGCATACATCTTACTGATATAATAACCCCCGGGGTCAATTCTCCATGACCTTTCTGATGTTGGTACATGTACTCATTTCTAACAAATACTTTGAGTGGGAAAAAGTTATGTTCTATATGTGCCATACTTAAGTTTTATAAGATTGTCCCCGGAGGAAAACGAACGAAGAAACCCCCGGGGCAATCTACCTGTAGCATTGTAAAGATAGAAAGAAAGTTTGGAATAACCTACGGGATGGGTTTTGGAATATGTAAGGGGGGGAGGTGACCCATTGCTACAACACCCCCCGGCCCCTGGCGGAGATGGGGGTACCCCCTGTTCTTCCACAAAACATCTT